CCTTACAAGTTCACCATTTTGTTGACGTCACCAAAAAGGTCAGGAGAACGTCTCAGCATCGTCGCTTGATGACACGATGGTGATTCCATTCGTCGTGTGTGTATAAATCAGATACACGACTCCCAGGCGCCAGTAGCACGCGATCTCATCATCCGAAACATTACCTGTTACCACGTTCGACGCAGATGTGATGACGTTACCCATCGGGTCACGCTTCACGCGCTGGATGTTCGACGAGCTCGTGCGGAAGAAGATATATTCCATTCCATTCGGGGAGACACAGACTGTTCCGTGTGCCCCGGTCCCAATCGTTGTAGCCACTGATACTGTGTTCCCTTCGTCGTCGGTTGTGTACCGCTTCACTTCACCGCTGGTCGTATCCACGATGATGATAAGACTCATCGCACCACTGTGCTTCTGATACGCCAGGCTGAGACATTCCGCGTTCGTGATCGGTGTCGTGACCTCGTCCCAGTTGGTTCCGTTATGTGCTCGCGAGTGGTACAGCTTCACGCCACCAGATGCAGTGATGACACCATAGGTCGCTTGCTGTGCCGGTGATACGTCCGCAGCGGTACAGTTTCCCGCGAGAGTTTCTTCACGGAATACAGCTCGCTGACGCTTCGCGGAGTACATCGGATTGACACCGACACTCGATGCTCCGATGACGATGGAGTGATTCGCTTTGCCGAGTCCGAATGGTGAGCCGGTCTGATAGTTTCCAAGCGCATCGAATGTCGAGTCTGTTCCCCTGGACGAGGAATCGCTCGAGAGCTGAAGCGTCACGGTTCCGGATGTCGCCGGGTCTCCTGACGTATCGAAAACAATTCCATGCGCCGGTCCACGAAGGATGGCGCCGAATGGAAGGTACAGCGCTGAGTCTGTCCCGCCATTGACATCGAACGGGTCGTACAGATCAGGAATAAAGTCGCCATTGATGGAGTCAAACAGAGTCTGCGCCGTGATGGTGCCTGTTCCGATCTCGAAGCCATACGCGAAGTCAGTTCCAGATGTTGCGTTCGGCGTTGCGAGGATTCCACCGCCATAAAGCCATGTGCTGATACCAGTTCCACCATTCAGGAAACAGTCGCGCAATGGCGGTTGTGACACGCTACAGGTACCACTGCCCGGGTACGCCACACTGTTCGTTGCAGTCCAGCCAGGATGTCGAACAATGCTGTCGTCGGACCCGTTGACTTGACCAGCGAGGTCGCTGATCGAGAGCGGCGTGACACTGTATGTCGTGACACCAGTCGCACCGCCGACAGTCTTCTGCCACCAGTAGTCGCTCTCCTCTTCGTCGCGCCCATCGTTCTTCTGTTGCCAGAAGCGTCGTGAATAGTAATACGTGGTTGTGTCGACTTCGGCGACAATCGCTGGCGTGATGCGTTCGTGCTCGTATCCCAGACCACTCGGAACATAGTGGCTGTTCGTGAAGCCGTTGGTCGTGTCCTGCTTCAGTGTGGTGGTGCCGAGGTCAATCGCCCCTGTAGCGATGCGAAGACGTTGGCATGACGTAACACCCCAATATGCCGAATCGACGCTCTCTGAGCCAGCGTACGAACTGCTAGAGGTATTCTTGCGCGGGTATGGATTGTCCTTCCCATCAGTAAGCGGAAGCGCAGACACAGACCATGCATCAGGACTGCACAGGTCGATGGTCACTGTCTGATACGACGTCGTTGCAGCTGTGATGTTCCACGTTTTTGTGTTGCCATGGTAGTCGGTTATGACGAAGGTCCCTGCCACACCTGTCCCGCTTTGCGCCTTGATTTGGATGTCAAGATATCGGTATCCGGACATTCCTTCATAGGGAGCGAACAGTCGGTCGTTCCCTGTGCCTGCGATGCTTCGTGTCGTGGCATACGCGAGTGACCAGCCATTGAAGCGGAATCCACGGAACATGCACCTGGTCTCGCTTGATGCTTCACCGACAGCTGTAAGTGATGCGCCAGTGATCGCGACTGACACACTGACTGGCACACTATCAAGTGCAGTGGTTTTTGAATCATTCGTGCTATTCTTGACGATATCGCTGACCGCTGAATAAAGATAGAAGGTGTCAGACGATGAGATTGAACCAGTACCAGTAACGTCCCTGTATCCAGTCGTCTCAGCATCGAATCCAGTGATTCGACAAGTGAGGCTGTCAGGATATGAAGCAGACCAGGCACGGATGCGACCAGCCAGAGCACATACAGCCGCTATGCGAGCATAACTGGTTAGGTCAACTGTAATGACGTCATATGTTGCTGCTGACATTGTGACTGACCAGTTTGTCGCTGACTGTCCGCCAAACGTATGACTATGTGATGCGGCATAAGGTGCCACGCCATTGACCAGGTAATTTGTAATTGCTGCCGATGCTGTTGCTTCGTCCTGACATACACCAGCGAGCGATGCGCCAAAGATGTAGGTCATCCTATGACGAGCTCCAGATGCATATGCGCCGGTTGCTGTGCACGCGGTGCCACCAATAGTCAAGGTACATGATGGCGTGCTTCCATACCTTGACAACTCATACCACTCGTATGATGTAGATGGTGGGAACACAGTCGGAGCCGTCGAGATTGAATATGCTGTCTCAGTAATGTTCCAAAGTTTGTCGGTGCCAACAGTACACGACCATGATCCTGTAAGTGTGGCGGCAACATCGACCCACTCAGTGGCGAAACTCTCAGTACCACTAGCGACAGTTTTGACAACAGTTGTCGAATGACCATAACCATCATTCGATGTCATAGTCAGGTATATAAACCACTGCCAGTTTGGCGCGTGTGGTGTGCTCGTCCATGACCATGTCCATGTACTGTAAGCAGCAGTGTGTGTGGCTGCGCCTCCGATGCTTCCATCCACATAACCGAGTTTTAGTGCTACAAAAGGAACCAGATCATTTGGATAGACGAGGATGTTGTAGCTCAGCGATAGATCACATTGAGCGGTAGCACTTCGTGTGCCATCGATGTAGGCCATTATTCAGGTCCACCGGATAAGTACACGCCACGATAGACAGCCTTCCGGAACTGGACCGCGCCATTCTCCACCACGAACTCGATGGTCGGAATCGCGATGATTCGATAGACACCCTTCACCGTTGTTCCGTCCGGTTGCATGATAGTCACAACATCACGCACCCACAGAGGTCGGTTGTTCGACGACAACACCAGGAAGTCGCTCTCCCACTCGATGAGGATGCGACCAGTCATCAATCGGTCCTTAAGCGCAACGGTTGCCTGATAGGCCACGCTGGAGTTTGTGATGGACGGATCAGACAGAATGTAAGGTACAGGTCGACCGCGCCAGTTATACGGTCGGTCTGCTGGGAGTGTGTCTGCTGTCTGACTCGCCGAATCAGCATCGTAGGAATAGAGCAGGTCGCCATTCCTCGGGTCCTGCCCGATGACTGTTACCTGGTTACACTCTGGAGACTCATAATGCGCGGTCATACGACGCACCACACGCTTGTTCTGCAATGCTCCAGACACACCAGCGGCAGCTGCAGCCGCCACACTTTGGTACAGAGTCATCGCGCTGGTCGTTGTCAAGTCGATAGGATTCGCCCACTGGAACTTGTACCCAGAAGTCGTCGGACTCCAGCCCGTGATGAAGTTTGCACAATAATCGGTCTTGAGTTTCTGGAGCATCGATGCGATGGTGTCGCCACGCTGTGGAACGAAGGACGAATAACCACGAGCGATGTCTGGACTTCGCGAGATCTCTGTCCCTGTCGCGTCGTTGTACTCGAGGTACGTGGCCGGCGGGTAACCAGCCAGTGTCATCATGTCGCCGATTGCATCCTCGCCTGTGTACCCGTCGTACAGGATTCCGTCCTGGAAGTAATACAGCTCGAAGTCGCGTGAGCGGTCCTGTCCTTCGAACTGGAGTTTTGAGAAGTTCAGCGACAGGTCAGCCTGCTCATACTGAATCTGCGGAGGAGCGAGCGTTCCACGGAAGATGTCGATGTATGTGGGTGTAGGCGTCGCGCTGTTCGAGAGTGCCACACGAATCGGTCGGTCGCTTGTGATCTGTGGCTGTTGAACTCCTGCCTCTAAAAGAGCAGCTCGCCTCGCTGTCATGCGAAGCGTGGTCCGCGAAGTTTCATCGACCGACAGCGTAAGGTCATCGATGTACTGCGTGATGTCCACAGGTTCATCTGCTGTCGCTGTCGCGTCTGGCGTGTACGTTGCCATAGCTGCAGCCACACCAGATGTGCGCGTGTATGGCGATGGAGTCGTCACAGTGAGTTTGAGGCGCACTGTATCGATGATTCCATCTGGCGTGTACGGTGAGTTTCCAGCATCTACCAGCGTCACTGCTTCGGTGATTGTCCCTGTCGAAGTTCCAGCCACATCAGACCAGACAGTGCCCGTGAAGGTCGCTCCAGTCGGAGGCGCATACCGGAGTTTGATTGCCTTCGAGTAAAAGACACCAGTCTCCTCAAATGCAATTGGTGCAATCTGGACCGTTGGTCGACCATATGGAACACGCCATGCGAAACTTCCGGATGGCACGATAGTTTGTCCAGGTAAGTCGTTCACATCCTCGAACAGGTGGCTGAAGTTTGCTCCGAATGTCGATGTCACCAGCAGCTCGCGACGCTTGAATGGAATCATCATCAGCGCGATGTTTCGCTGCCCTACAGCACTCGCGCTCGCGACGCTTCGTCCTGGAGTCTTATTCGTGTCTGACTGGTCATAGACGCCCTTCTGGATTCCATTCTTGTAAACAATGCAGGAACCATTCGCACGGAATACCAGCTCAACAGTGGACGCTCCACCATAGCCCCACTGAACGCGAAGGATAGGCAGTGGACTAGCATCGACCCAGTTCGGGACATAGGCGGAAATATACCAGCCTTGATTGACGCCATACGAAGCCGTGGTCTGAACCCACTGCGTGTTTGCTGTTCCGAGAGACGTTGCAGTCAGGTAATAATCACCTGCCGCGTTTATCTCCATCTGCTTCCATATCGAGCCTGTGATGAGCGTGTAGGCGCTTCGTGGCACACGAGCATAGAGTCCAGCGTAATTACTGGACCATGCTTCAGTAACAGGGAGAGGCGCAGGCATGCACGTGTTCGTCACATTGTCAAACCATCCAGTCGAATACTGGCGGTCCCAGCAGGTTCCATCAGCACCGACACACACGCGTCCGAGGTCAGGACGTGGCTCAGGACAGTCGACTTCGACCAACAGTGGCCAGTTTGTCGCCATTAGATTCTCCTCATCTCAGTGACCAGATTCTGTCGTCCAGCCTGAATCATCATCTTCCGCATTGAACGCTCGAGGTCTGTGCTTGCAGGGATGAGCGTCTGCGGAATGATTCCCACACCACCAACGTTCGTCGGGTTGTTTCCAGCCGTCGCGATCTCTGACGCCGTGACACCGATGGCGCCTAGACGTCCACCGCCGAATGTTTGCTTCCGGAGGTCGAGAAGGTCTCGAGTGGACCCAGTGTTCTTCGCGATCTCGAAGAGGTGTCCCTCCATCGACTTCGCCATGTCCACGAATGCGGCCTGCATCCTAGCGGCGTATTCAGCGATGGCGACCATCGTTCCAATGAGTCCGCCTCCACCCTTGCCTTCGGTAGACTTTGCTGCACCAGCAGCTGTGTCTGCTGCTTTACCAATATCAGTGACGGCAGGTGGAGTCAGTTCACCCGCTTTCCCGCCAGTCGCTTCGACTGTCATCTTGCCAGCCTTGCCGGCCTTGTCAATTTCTTCGAATAGTTTATATGCACCAAATCCAGCAATTGCAGCAGCAGCCATCGCCGCTATTCCAAGTGCAGGATTTGCCGCAGCCTTACCAATCAGGACGGCCACATTCAATGCTCTCATCGCTGCCACTGCACCCATCACAGCTTTGGCAACAACATTGAACTGAACAGCCATGTCAGCAAGGAACGAAACAACAGCGAGAGCGATCAATGCTTTCATTACGTTGTTAAGTGCGGTGCCTTCGGTCGCCATCACTTTTAAAAGATTGGTTGCCTGTTCCAGTTTCTTGATAATCTCTGGCCCGAATGCCGCAAGGAATGAAGCGACAATATTGCCTAGTGCCACATTAAAACGGAACGTCGCATCACCAACATTGTCCATCGCAGTCTGGATACCAGCCGATGCTTGTGGCAGTTTTCCGAGTTCGATTGCAATCTTGCGAACAGCCTGTGCGCCAGTTAATCCCATTTTAGAAATCGCTTCACCACTTCGTGTACCGAATGCCGCCTCGATGGCGTTTCCTGCGACAGCACTGGCTTCCACGAGCTGATTGATTTCTTCCTGTGAAACGCTCGTCTTCCCAGCCATGTCGGTCATACCCTTGGTCATTTGAGCAAGTGTTTCAGCAGAACCACCAGTAGAGGCAATGGCGTTTGCCATACCCTTCAATGCTTGTTCGGCTTCTGATGCACTTAGTCTTACGGAACGAAGACCGACGAATCCACGAATAGACTGTTCGAGGTTAATGCCTGGAAGTGCCGCGATTTGTTCCAGTCGCGCCATCTGTGCATTTAGTTCGTCAGTGGTACTGACAGTTGTCGCTACAGCGCGTGACAGTGAATCGTAAGTTGCAGCTGCATCCAGTGCACCTTTAGCAAATCCAATGACTGCGCCACCTACGAGCAGACCTTTGACCTGACCTGCGAGAGCGGCTGTGCTGTCCTTGGTTTTGTCCAGACCATCAGCCGCTGACTTTGCTTCGGTCTTGATGTTCTTCAGTGCCTGAACAGCATCGCCGGCGCCTGTAACTTTGAAAACGATGTCGAAGATGCCGAGCGCCATTAGATAGTCCTTTTCGCCAGCACCGACATCACGGCCTTGACGATTTCAACAATTTGATTTTCCCAGACTTCGCCAGCCCATGCGACTTCGGCGAACTCGTCCAGGCTCAAATCGGTCTCGCTGGGATGGCGCTTCAAATGCCTCACTGAACAGTAGAGTATCTTCTGCGCCACCCCGCCTAGTCGTTTGGGACTTCGTCCACCGCTGCTTCGATGTCAATCGGGAATGCTTTGGCAAACTCTCCGACCACGTAGAGGTAAATGTCCGAGCGGTCTCGAGCGAGCTGTGCAAACCGACGCGATGGATTGATTTCACCGTCTCCAGGCTGAATCACATAGCATCGTGCCATGATCATCAGAATCTGGAGCATCTGGTCCGGGAACTCCGGGAATGCAATCTTCAACGCCTTCTGGACTTCGGGTCGAGGAAACAAATCAGCGGCCTTCGGTTCACGGAATGTGAATGAACCAGGTGCACCGATGAAGCGCTCGATGTCGACTACGTGATTCGGTCGACCTTCTGTTTTAGGAATGGCGTCGAAGATTGAACTCATTATGATCCTGACAGACCAGTGATTCCGCTCACACCGAGTTTGATGGTCGCGGTCTCGGTCTGTGTCTCCTCTGGGGTTAGACTTAGTCCTGCCTCAGTAACCATTCCGAAATACTTGATGACGTTACCGGCAACAGATGCAGCACCATCCAAGTCTACATCAATCTCACAACCGAATCCGACTTTGGTCGCGAACAGAGGACCAGTGGTGTTGTCGATGTACAGTTCGAGGTTCACTGTTCCGGTTTGTGTCGTCGGCAGGGATGCTTCGTAGACCGCGCACAATGCCGTGGCGTTGACCATGTTCTGTGAAACAGTCGAGGAGAACGACTTTGCCAGACAGACGATGCTGGTTGCGGTCGTTGTCGGAAGTACAGTCGTGTCACCCGTGAGTGCAGCTGCGGTGAAAGTGATCGTCAGTGTGACGTCTTTTGCGAGTAGTGGACGAGCCATTGATAGTTACCTCTATGGAGTTATTGTGGCTGTGTACAGTTGCACTATGCCATTATCGACGCGACCATCCTGGCTCACGTCTACCGATGAGCTCACGCTCGTTCGATTCAGGAAAAATGGAGGCGTGGTCGAATCGACTGTCTGCTTGTTTAGAAGCGTGTCGATGCGGTCCACGATGCCCTTGATACGCGCCATCGAGACAGCGCCTGACTGTGTATCCCAGCACCACACTTGATGGCTTGATGTTGTCACGATACGGCCACCACACATCGACTGTTCGTCAGTCTGACCACCATCAGTGTGACGAACCACGATGTATGGCACTTGTGGCTGTCGAAGGGATATCGGGTCCTTCTCAGGAGCGAGGTACAGGTAGATGCCCTGCTGATAGTTCGGTGCGCGATTGTCCACCGCCAGCAGTCCCTGGAGCGTCGTATCTGCTGTGAGCGTGTCATAGATCCACTCGTCGACGACTAGACTCTCAACCATTGAAGTATCTCCTCACGACGCTCGTGAATGCCGCCCACGCCTTATCGGATGCAGGAATCGCGAATGGTCTGTTCTTCACGAACTCGAGAATCTTGCCGTATGGCGCGGCGATGCTCACGATGTACTCATAGTCATTGACGCGACCGACAGTGATGGACGAACGCAACGCTCCTGTGAGGACCGCTGGTGCTTGTCCTGGCGCGGATGCCTGATGCGTCCTGTTCTTCCCGATCTTGTAAACACGACCAGACTTCTGCCCGGTCATGCTGGCAATCATCAGACGCATAGCCTTCGCCGCCGTCTCCTGTAGCCAAACAGATAGCACACGAAAACGATGCTCAGCATCGTCGAATCCAGACAGGTCGACCTTGACTGTCACGGAGCGAGGACCTCGATGAGCAGTGGACCGAAGCGTCGCACCGTGGTCGATACCGTGAGCGACAATGTCAAGCGAATCACAGCTGCTGTCGGGTATGCAGCCGGGTTGAGAATCGTGACGATACCTTGTGACGACAATGACTTTGTGAGCGTCACGGAACCAGTCACGAAGGAATACGCCACGCCTGTCGCTGCGTTTGTGTACGTTGCGCTGAGCGTGCCTGTCGTGATGTCAATCGGTGAGCCATTCTCATCGACCAGACGCACGACGAATGTGTGCCAGTCACCGACCCATGCCGCGACCTGCACGACCTGTTCAGGGTCTTCGGTGATGTTGATTATGTTCACACTCATACTGGCCTCACGTATAGTCTCAGCGGTCCAAATATCTGCGTATCCGTCGCACCCGTTGTCCTGGTCACAGTCACCGTGTACGTGCCTGACGTGGCGGTCACTGTAGTCGTAAGACCGAAGGACAATCGACCATTGTCGGCATACGTTGCAGTTCCATTGTAGGTCGCCACAAGCGTTCCACCGCTGTTGTATACCTTCGCCGATACTGTCGCACCAGTGATGTCGATTCCGGTTCCGTTAGCGTCTGTTACCTGGACATCGATGGACGTCGCTGTGCCGACATTAACATCGAGCGGCTGGTCTGCTCCAAGGCCATCAGCCAGGAGTTGATAAGGCCCGATGTGTACGCTCGTTGCAGCTGACACTGGCGTCAACAGATCTGCGGAGATGTAGTCTGTGCCATTGTGAAGGAGCGCACCCTTGAGTTCCGTGGCGGCGTCGGTGTCGTTCGCGATCGCATGTATGTCAGCATCCACACGAGAGACTCCACCAGACTGATGCAGTGTGACGAGACCTTCCTTCGAGTCCTGATCTGCACGAAGGACGTTCCATCCGAATGTCCCGTGAGTCGTGTGGTCGTTCGTCAATGCACCCCAGACAGCCGATGCCGTCTGTGCAGATGTCAAGCCACCAGATGACAGCGTGACCGTCAGCACCGCGCCGTTAGTACCAGAAGCACCACGTACAACAATCGTGACATCGTCAGCACCAGCCGCAAGTGCAGCATCGGGTACGTCAAGGCGATACACGCCCGGCATATTGGTCGCGTCTACCTCCGCAAAGCCACCAGCAGTCCACGCCTGAGCGATTGTACGAGCTACTAGAGGGATGCTTACAGATGCAGTCCTTGTGCGGTTGTAGCGGGCTGACAGACCGCTTGTGGAGGCTGTAAGACCTGTAGCACCGAGATACAGTTCGATGCTTTGGGATGTGCTTCCGGGAGCGATGGTAATCGTGCTGGCGTTCCGCTCGGTTGGTAAGTAAACGCTTGATGGCGTGTAGCTTTGATATTCAGACGCACCTACTGTAGGAGTGCTTGGACTTAACCAAGTAGTGCCGTAGATATCTGATGCAAGGCTATTTGTATTGATTCCGCCATTTACACCTGCTTGATTATTCACAAGTGCGGAAATAAATGGGTAATCTCCCCAACCTTGTATCTTGCTTAGTGATCCGTTTATACAAGCAAAACCATTCGTAATAGTAGTGACACTTGAAGCCACGTTTGTCAAAGATGTTGATGATTGCAATACATTATAAGACTGTGTAATTTGTCCATTATTACTTTGTGAAAAGATTCCAGTGGGTGCTTCAATCAAACAGTTTTGTATGATTGATGGAAATGATGTACTCATTTGACTCACCCCGCGTACTCCAGTTGTTCCAGACAAATAACAGTTTATTATTTTTATTCCGCCGTTCTGCCCACCTGTTTGTGACTGAAGTCTAATGCAATCACTTGTTGTTCCAAATGTATTTGGGTTGATTATTATGCAGTCACGCACAGTTGTTTGTGAATTCCAAGTACCGGAGTGTGTCAATCCTTGCAAAGTTATTCCACCGCCTAAAAAAACACATTGGCTGATGGTTGGTCCAATAGATCCGGCTTTAGCTGCGAAATAACAAAAGTACATTTCTGTACTTGCTGAAGGCTGATACATCAGACATCGATTGATTATTTGTGCTATTCCTGTCGATGCGTACGTATTGAAATAATTTGGGAAACCTCCTAAGTTGTAACCAACAATAGATAAATCTTGAATAGTGACATAGTCTTTATCAACAACAAAAACATTACCTGCGCTTGTTGTCGTGTTAGTCAAAAAGTTTGTTATTACAACTGGACCAGCTGTAACACCAGTAAATTGTGATGCAGTAGGATTGCCAGCAATCGTAACCCGTTGACCTTCACTGGCAGGGTTTGTGAATGCAGCACTGAAAGTTCCACGATAAACACCGGGAGCGATATATAATGTGTCACCCGGAGCAATACCAGTTGCACCAATAGCCTTGGTTATCGTCTGCCACGCTTGATTTGTGGCAGGACCAGTCCCGGCATTTAAATCACTACCGTCAGTCCTGACATAATAAGTTGCCATTATTCAGCCGTTCCCGCTACAATTTGTTGCGCCATAATCACCGCAAACTGATTGACGATACCTGATTGAAATTCTTCATCCTGCTGAACCCACCAGATGTTGACAGATGTACCATCCTGACCAAACGTGCCTAGGATATTCCCGTTGTCATCTTCGATATCACCAAATACACGCCAGTCGGTAGAAGGTGCAGGTTCCTTTTCAATACGGAAGTTTTGTAGGTTCATTTACCCACCTTTAGCGCATTCATACCCGTACCCTTAAACGGCATCGTCAAGAACGCCAATACACTAGACACCGCAGCGGAGACACCAGCCGCTACAGCCTTGCTTCCGTACAGTGCCATCACTGCTCCCAGCTCGGCGAGCGTGTCTGCTTCAGCGGTACGGATGCCGTCACCGAATACAGTCGAGAAGCTCGCAACGAAGGCGATCAGGACAACCACGACCAGCCGACCGATTGATATTGAATTCATCTTTGCAAACTCCCCTCGATCATAGCGACACGACTCTCGAGTTTACCGAGGCGCTCCTCGATGCGTCGCACTTCCTGTGCCTGTCCGGACAATGTGGCATTCACGTTCTCGAGCTTCACTGTCAGCACGTTGATGCTTACCTGCAGTTTGGTATAGGTTCCAATGACGGCCCCCAATACCAGGACAAGTTGTCCGATCAGCGCTACAACGACCTCTAATGTCATACCATCACTCCACTGTACATCTTCACTCTAATATGGTGGCACAGTCGGATATCTCGCATCACGCAGTCGGTTAACCGTTTGACCTCGAGCGGAGCGCGATTGTTTGACTGACTTCGTTCGAATGTCCCCAATCGCTTCCGATCACTTCGTAGTATGGCGCGAGGTTCTGCGGATTCCCGGATGTGTATATCCTGTCATCTGCCTTGACTTCGACTTCTGGTGAACAGGTGAGCGTCCATGTACCAGCCTGCTCAATCATGCCTCCGACAATGCCTTCAGAATCGCCTGTATTGGCGATTGTGGCGCGAATCTCAGCCACCTGTATCCAGTGTTGGCTAATGCCTCCGATACCGTCAGACTGGTTCACGTTTCGCCAGATCTGCACACGGTCACTGTAGGCGTAGTTCGCGAGCGCGACTTTGAGCGCGGTAACGTATGGCGCCGGAATCATACGAACACCATTGGGCTGTATCGCTTAGCCTGGTCGAGACAATGCTCGCGGAGTGCGGACATCTTCGCGTCGACTTGACCATCCTTCACATCGATGAGATGCGTGATGCTCGATGCTTTGCGAATCCATCCCTGTCGCGCAGCTGCGCGGATGTCATAGCGTTCGTTATTGGCTGGACCGATGTCCTGCCACAGAAGGTCTCCGCTTCCATCGTTCACTGTGTAGTTCAGCGTCTGCGTCCACTGTGGAAACTGTGGCTCAGTGGAATCAGATGTCCCTGCGATAACGCACTGGTACAGTCGACCATTCGCGACGGTTGGAATCACGATGTCGCCAACCACGTAGGCAGTAGAAGCAGTCCAGACCGACCAGCGTGCGTGGTCGTCGACGAGCTGCTGGAGCGCAGTGGAATCCAGCTGTGGATATTGGTCAGATGCGACCATCCATGCGAGGCGTTCAAGTGCTTGTGTCCGTGTGTATGGCATGAGCGATTCCTAGTAAAACAAAAAGGGAACGGGAATGGTATCCCGCTCCCCTTGACTGCGAAGTCAGACAGCCTACGAAGCGGCAGCCTGGAGAACGATGATGGAACCAGGAACCTGATCGGCCACGGTTGCGGTGACGTTTCCGACGTCGAAGCAGTTGAACGCATAGCGCTCGGTCGCCTTGAACGTCAAAGCATCCTCGACGAACTTCACCTGATCGGAAACTTCGACCGTGACGCCACGACGATCACCGAACGCGACACCCTTGGAGAGGTCTCCGAGGACTGCGAGCGTCTTGGATACACCGGTTGCGGACGGCATGTTCTGAACGAAGCTGATCGGGATACCGAACAGTGTTGGTTCAGGACCGTATGCATTCTGGATGTCCATAATGCTGTTTCCGGAGAGTGCAATCAACTTGTCTGCGACAGCGTTGTAGAACACGTTCTTGTGCATGTACCAGCGTGGGTTCGTGGCGTATGGCTGAAGTTTGCCGACCATGGACTGGAAGTTCGCGAGCGTGAAGCTCGAGAGGTTGGTCTGTGATCCGGATGGTCCAACAACCATGGAAGCGATGCTCGAGAATGTTCCGGAGAGAGCCTTGATACGAGGCATGATTCCAGTGATGGAGCCATAGGTGGAAGTACCGTCGCCCTGGAATGCAGCTGCATCTTCAGCGAGTGCGAGACCGTATGCGAAGTCCTGTGCCAAAGTAGCACCGAAGTCGATGACGGTATCCTCGTTCAGTTCCTTGGACACGATGGTCAGGATGGCGAGTTTCTTGGCTGCGAGTGCGACCTGCGTGAATGCGATGTCGGATGCAGTGATTGCAGTGGCTTCACCAGGATAATAAGTCGTGGTCGAAGTCGATGCATTCGGGACATTGAGGACATCGGATGTCATCGGGTAGATGCGGCTGAAGCGACGTGCTACACCGTACTCGTTGCGGAGCCAGATCAGGCTGGACGAAACGATTTCAGGAACAGTGTATCCACCCTGTCCGTTGTCGCCTTCGGTCTGTGACTTGACGCCATTCTCAGCGCACCATCGTGCAGCCTTAGCATTTCCAAGGACTTCGCCACGGACCCACTGGCCGAAGGCGTATGCCTTGAAGTTTGCCTCTTCACGAGTACCAGGGAATGGGTTACGGGTTACACCGCCGGACTTCCATGGCTCAGACTTTGGCGCTTCTGCTGCGACTGGTGCAGGCACGTTGCCGAACTCCTTGAGCATCTCGATGCGCTCAGAGAGGGACTTTGCATTTGCATGGAGGCGAGTGGCTTCGGCCATATCTCCACCGTTGATGAGGACTTCCTTAGCGGCAGCGATTGTAGACTGGCGCTGTCCTTCGAGTTGTTCGATTGTCATTGACTTAACTCCAAGATCATGAGCTCACGAAGGAGAGCGGACTTCGCTTCCTCGATATCGCTCGAGTATTCGACGATGGTTTCTTCCGTCTCGACCGCTTGCTCTCCAAGCTCAGCCCAGATGGTCTTTGCGAATCTTGTCGACTCGCTACGTGAGAGACGGACTGCATCCCGCAGGCGTCGCTCCACTTCGCGGATGGACGTAGGACGCTCGAGCATAGCCTTCAGGCTTTGCGCTTCAGCGACCGGGTCCTTCACTTTGCTGTTCAGTTCCTTCGCACGGTTGGCGAATGCATCGATGATGGCATCCACATGTCCACTGCCGAGTCCACTGTCATATGCAGCTGTTACACCAGCACACAGACGCTCGTAGAGCGCCTCAAGTCCTTCGTGGACCATCTCCTTGTCAAGGTCGCCATAGACTGACTCGACGAATGTCGCCACGTCTTCTCCTGGCGCGACAGGGATAATCATCTCTTCTTCTTCCATGCCTTCTCCATCCATCTCGCCGTACATGTCCTTCAAGGACTTGACCATGTTCATCGGTTCAGCCGGCGTCGGTGTGAGCGATGCCTCACCGATTGGCCAGCGTGTAATTTCGTATCGGCCATCAGCAGACTTCTTACGCTCGACCATGTGACCAGTGGCGCCGGATGAATATCCGAGCTTGCCAGACTTCGCGAGGTCGGCGATCATCTTCTGATATTCATCAGCCATCTCGACCTGTGCTTCGTACCAGAGACCCTTGTCATCCATGGTGATGTAGCCCGTACCGATGCGAGACTTCCCGATTGTTCGGTCCTGTCCGTGATGATAGTAGAGGTTCATCGGGACACGATCTCCGGACTTCATCGGTCGACCGAAGTCGGTCTCCTTCGTGAAGTAGTCGCCCTCGAGGTCCTGACCGCCGAAGCGTACCAGGTAACCACGCACACGACCGGAGTCGTCCGCTTTGATTGCACTCCCGAAGTTCACCAGTGTCTGCATCATAAATCCCTCAGTGGCACAACGACTGCCTGTGGACCCCATAGGTCGTTTGGAACAACCTTACCGAAGTCCGACAGGCTGGTGCCTGTTTCCCACATCCTATACCGTGACGGTCCGAGCACCTGTCGACGTTGCGCTTCTGTCAACATCATAAACTGCTCATCGCGTGTCGGTAGTTCCGGCGCTTCGTCGAACGCATCCGGGTCAAGCCCAGCGAGTTCAGCATACGTCGGAGTGATTGGGACTATCGTACACCTACAGTTTGGATGCGATGGAACGATTGTTGCAACAGGGTTCGGTTGTCCATGCAATGCCCAGCATACGGGACACACGTTAACATCACCAGCAGACACGCGAGACCAGCCACGCACGATGGACAGATTCGCTTCGAATGTCTGTCGCTGTGCTTCGCGGTTGGCTCGAATCATCTCTGTTCGTGCGATGGTTGCAGCTCGTGATGGTGCCAGCGTCTCATACGTCCGCGCCATACGACGAGCGACCTGTAGCGGATTCATTCCCTGGGCGACACCGATGGTGACATGGTCGCGTGCAAATGGTCCGATGGCTTCGTAGAGTGCCGCCAGCGGTGAACCATCAGCCGCGAAGCCGACCACGTTCGTGATGGCTTCGACCGGTAATCTGTTCCAGTTGAGATCGATGGCCATTGACACGGAATCAGGAATACCAGCGACAGCACGCACGAGGTCCTCCTGCATGTCGAGCGAGAGCTGGATTGCGCTTCGCTGTCCGTTGCTGGCGATGTCGGTCGCTCGAGGAGCGAACTCCGTGACCTGTCTGGCCATCTGCTCGTTCAATGCCGCGAGTCGCACCTGGTAGTCATTCAGCGCCGTGACATCTTCGCCTGCTGCCTGTGCTTCCTCAATCGCCTGAGTTATCTCCTCGAGGCGCTGGAGGTTGTCTGCTTGCAGAACGCCATACGTTCTC